GGACAATCTACTAATGCCTGGTTTAAGAAAACTAAAATGGGTATCTGTTTTTACAAGAAAGTAGATAAGTGTTATAGTTGGGCAGCCAAGAGATACGATTTAGATGTTCTTTCTAAAGAAGAGAAACTAATACAAAAGTTTCCTATGTTAGTAAAGAAAATTAATAAACTAGAAGATGAAATAGCAAAAGTGAAAGTAGAACAAGTAAAATTAAGAGGTAAAAAATAATGTTTTTAACAATAGGACTTATAGTTGGTTTTGTTTTAGGTTGGTATGTAAACGAAAAGTTTGAAGACCTAGCAGAATTAACAAGTAAATTAAAATTCTGGAGATAATAATATGATATTCGGTGGTGCAAAAATGATTATGGCAGGTATATTGATTGCAGGACTAGCCGGTGGTGCAGCTTATGTTTATAAGTTGAAAGCAGACAATGAGATATTGAAAGCAAATCAAATCAAGTTAGAAGAAGCAGTTAACGACCAAAAGGCTGTAATCAAACAACAAAAAGAAGACTTTGGTAAAATACTAGAAGCGAACAAACAAATGAATGTTCTGGTGAGTGCCCTAAAGAAAGACTTAACCGACCTTGACAAAAGGTTTAATAAAAAACAACGAGACATTGGTAAACTTGCTGTAGAGAAAACAAAAGTAATAGAGAGAATAGTTAACAAAGGTAGTGCAAATGCTACTAGATGTATTGAAATCGCTATGGGTTCTCCTCTTACAGACAAGGAAATTAAAGCAACTAAAAAGAGTGAAATTAATTCTGAATGTCCATCAATAGCGAATCCAAATTATGTACAATATTAAAAATATACTTTTAGTTTTAATACTTGCAATCGCAGTTAGTGGTTGTTCTTCTGTTAAGAAGTTAGACATCTTTAAAACAGAAGTAGAAAGAGCAAAACTAAATTTAGATAAACCAACACCACCTGAACTAGAACAGATTAAGTGGATTATTATTACTTCTGAAAATGCAGAAGAAGTATTTAAGAAGTTAGAAGAAGCAGGTATAGACCCTGTGTTGTTTGGTTTAACAGACGCTGACTATCAACTCATTGCAAAGAACTTTGCTCAGATTAGAAATCATATGGTAAAGACTAATAGATTATTAGATGAGTATAAAAAATATTACGAACCTGAAGAGAAAAAAGATAAATAGTAGTATCTGAATTGAATTGTACTTTATGACTATAAAACTTTAGCATAAGGTATAAGGACATTGATAGACCCTATTTCTGCCATAGCAATGGCAACATCAGCATACAAAGCAGTAACCAGAGCAGTCGCATTAGGCCAAGAAGCTGAACATACTTTCAAACAAATGGGAAAGTGGTATACTGCTGTAGCAGATATACGCAAAGCACAAGAACACAATAAGAAACCTCCTATATTCAAAAAGTTATTTCAGGCAGGTTCTGTAGAAGAAGAATCTCTACAATTACTATTACACGAAAAGAAAATAATGGAACAAGAGAAAGAGTTGAGAACTCTTTTAAACTTCAGGTTTGGTCCTAATACCTGGAAAGAACTTACGGATATGCGTAGAAAGATAAGAGCTCAAAGAGAAAAGGAAATCTATGCACAAAAGGAGTTGCAACGCAACATATTAGATGGTATCGCCATCACTTTACTAATACTTCTAGTCGCAGCCACAATAGGTGGTTTGATATGGTTAGCAATTAGTCAAGGAAAACTCTAGTCAAATAACTGACACCTCCCTGTGTCAAATTTTTCCCACGAAAACAACCATTTAGAATGTGCCTTCTCTATAAATAATAATATAGAACATACTCAAGGACACACACAATGGATAGATTATTTAATCTTTTTATAGTATGTTTCATTATGCTAGGACTCACTACAAGTCCTGTTTGGTCTGATACGACATCATCTGGAGCGACTACAAATACTCTCTCAAATTCTACGGGAAGTAATACTACAATCACAGGTGGATATTCACAGGAAGAAACAACTACTTACCAAGATGGTTCGTCTAGTAATACCACAAGTACGACTAACGCAACCACAAACAACAACTCAAACATAAGAGACCAACAGAATACTGCCTCAGCGCCCTCTATGAGTGCTATGTCGCAAGATGTTTGCGTTATGGGTATGTCTGGTGGGTTACAATATCCTGGTATCGGATTATCACTTGGTGCTCACATAAGAGACGAAAATTGTGAACGAATTAAATTAAGTAAAGTCTTAAATGACCTAGGTATGAAGGTCGCTGCTGTTTCTATATTGTGTCAGGATCCTAGAGTGTTTGAAGCAATGATACATTCCGGAACACCTTGCCCATATCAAGGTAAGATTGGTTCAGAAGCACAAGCACAATGGAACAAATACGATAAGTTAAGACCAGACTATGATTTATATGTTGAGAAACTAAAAGTCATAGAGAACAAAGAAAAAGAATTAACAAAGACTAGTGAAAAAGACAAGTCTTTAAATTACCAATTAACTGAACAAACTGCTATCGCTAATGAGATAAGAAAAGAAAATAAGAAGTTAGACGCATACGCAGATAAACTTGAAAAGAAAGTTGAGAAACTTGAAAAGAAAGTAAATAAATCAAAATAAGGACACACTATGGAAACATTAATATGGTTAACAATTTATACAGGAGTAATAGTATATGCGTGGTTTAAATGTGATAAACTTGCTGACGACCTTAATCCTTATAATTTCCGTAAACGAGATTAAGGCAGAAACAGCAACAACTGGTAATCTATTACCTAACGCAGGCGATGGACAATCTAGTTATCAGAATACACAAGACTCTCACACACCTGATAAGGTAGGTAGTGGTTCAGGTTTTACCATTGATAGTGGTATACAAGCATTTCAAAACGAACTAGAAGCAAAAGGAACTGGTAATATTACTGCCAATGGTTCACTAGTTGGTATAACTACAGAAAAACAAAACGGTGGTCAGTTTAATATAACTGCTGATAGTTTAGATGGTGGTCTATCACTTAATTCACTTACAGAAGTGCAGAATTGCGAATGGATAGGTTCTAGTAGTCGTTGTGGTTCAGCAACTAACGGACAAGATAGTTTTTCAACAACATTAAAAATACTAGACGCCAACAACAATGTACTTGCGACTACTTCTATAACTAGAAACAATGACGCCGGTTACGGTTCTAACTCATATACATATAGCGATACAATTACTCACAACGGAACAGGTGCAAGAAATTGGGATTGGAAATGGCAAGGTATAGATGGTAACAACTCTAGTGCAACTGCTTCAGTAGGACCTAACTTATTAGGTGCAAGTCTAACTGCTACTCTAACAGATATAAATTTTCAACAATTAACAGAAGAACAAACAACTAATATATCATCAGCAAATACGCAGATAGAAGAATCACAAACAGCATTGACAGAAGTATTTAAAGAGGTACAACTATTTACACCTGAAGTTAATGTACAAATTGCACCTCCTAGAATACAAAGAGAAGAAATTAAAATAGAAGAATTTAAAGCACCTGCTATAGAAATGAAGCAACTAGAAACTATGGTAATTGAACAATTTAAACAGATAATCGTAAAGGAAAATTTAGTACAAGAATTTAATACTGCTCTCGTTGAAGAGAATATAACAGAAGAACAATTTTTTGAAGAAGTAGGTAATATGATGAAGGAGGAACTTAATGTTGCTCCAGAACCTAAAGTAAAAGAACCTAAAATGGAGGAAAATAATGTTGTAGCAAAGAAATCTAATTTAGAAGAAGAGACTATCAAAGAGGAACCTAAACAATCAGGTGAACCTAAAATAGAAAACGAACCTAAACAAGAGGAATCAAATGCAAGTAATTCAAATTCAACTGAACCAAAACCTAATAACACCGAGACTACTAAAGAAGATGAGACAAGTAGTGAGAGTGAACCTGAGGCAAGTGAGAACACAGAAGAGAAGTCAACTGAATCTTCTATGGACGAAGATAAGAAAGCAGAAGGAGAGGAGACGGAGAAGACAAATGAAGAAAAATTGGATGCAGATGAGACTGGCACAACAAAGGAAACAGATGTTGATAGCGGAGATGAGAAGAATATCGCAAGCAGCATAAGTGCCAAAGTAGAAAAGATTATTAAGAAATTAGAGAATACATTAATGACGGTAGACCAGAAAGTAAAAGCAGTACAATTTATAACACTAAAGGCAATGAGTGATAACGCTCCTGATATGTCTTCATATAAAAATCAGTCCTTTTACTCTTCTACTCAACTTCCTGATGGTAATGTAGATTTCTTTAATCAACTAAATATAGAACAAACACAAATATATAAAGGTGTAACCTTAGCAAAATATACTGATAACGACCCGCTGACTAGTCAACGAATTGAGTTAGACAGAATTAAGACTGAGGAAAACAGACTAAAAATTGAACTAGAACAATTAAGGAAACAACTATGATAAAACAATTAAAAGATAACTTGGCAAGTGTGGCAGCTTTAATCGCAGCCGTAGTTGCTATTGGTGGTGGATTCGTTAAATACGGAGAATTGACTACTAAAATGAACGCATTAGAAGAAAGAAAAGGTGTTAATATTGCACCTCTACAAGAATCAATTAAAGCATTAGAAATTAAGATTACAGAATTAGAAGGTAATATACCTGCTGATATTTCTGGTAGTGTACAAAAGAACAAAACACAAACAAAAGTAAACGAGAAAGAAATTGAAGTCTTAAAACTACAAATCCAAGAACTTAAATTAAAAGCAAAAAATCCGCTAGCGGGTTAATTGACTTTGGGAGAATAAGTCGCTATGTCTACAACAGGAAACGGTGAAACAAGGGCAACCATAACTTCACTATCTAAAGAAGTGTACGATAACCGTACGAGTATAGAGGTGTTGAAATCGGAACTTCAACAGAGCAATATGGTACATAAAAGACTAGACACAGCGATTGACAAGTTAACTAATATCAGTAGTGGTATTAAATCAATGTTAGCTGTACACGAAGAAAAGTTAAACCAAGCAGAAAAATTAGATGAGATTATCTTCTCAAAGTTAAAGGACAGACAAGAAGATACTGAAGCGAGATATAGACAACTAAAAGATAATATAGATATGACTGAAAAGCGTATTATGAACGAAATACGAAGTATTAAGAACTCTCTAGGAGAAAAGGTAAATATGCTAGAGAAGTGGAAGTACTTAATAATCGGTGGTTCTATAGTAATAGGTTTCATTTTAGCAAGAAATTTCCCATTAGTTGTAGAATTAATGAAAGTATCATAGGTGCTTGACAAATAGCATAAGATATAGTATGATGTGTACTATATTAATTAAAGAGTGCTAAATGTCAAGTTATACAGATTTAAAATTCATCAACGAAATCTCGGCCCGACTAGGTCATTTTAAGAAAAAAGGTGACTATCTATTTAACTTTAGATGTCCCCATTGTGGTGATAGTCAAAAGTCCAAACTAAAGTCCAGAGGTTATTTCTACCGTAAGAAAAACGATATGTTTTTCAAATGCCACAATTGTGGTATGGGTCAGAACCTCGCTAACTTTCTAAAACACATAGACCCAAAAGTCTATGAAAAATATCTATTAGAAAGATATAAGTCGGACGCACCAGCGACACCAAAACCAGAGTTTAAGTTTGATTTTAAACCGAAGTTAAAGATAGAGAATGACTACATATCTGAACTTACGGCAATATCAAATTTAGAAGACAAACATCCAGTACGAGAGTATGTGGAGAAGAGAATGATACCTGAAAAGTATTTTGACAAACTTTTCTTATGTCATAAGTTTTACGAGTGGGCACACAAAATCGCACCTCGTAAATACAACACTAGTAAGTATGACCATCCAAGACTAGTGATACCGTTCTATGATACAGACGGTAAAATATTCGCCTATCAAGGTCGTGCCTTTGGTAAAGAGACACCAAAGTATGTAACCATTAAGTTAGACGAAGACAAAGATAAGATATTCGGATTAGAAAGAGTAAACTTTGCACAACACATTTATGTTGTAGAAGGTCCTATTGATAGTTTGTTTATTGAAAATAGTATTGCAGCCGGCGGCGCTGATTTGACGCTAGATAGTAAATATAATCCTGAAAAGGTGACATATATATTTGATAACGAACCGAGAAACAAAGAAATAATTAAACGAATGGAAAAGATAATTGATTTAGGTTACAACATTTTTATTTGGCCAGAAGATATACAACTCAAAGATGTTAATGACTTAATTATGACAGGTGTATCTAAAGTACAACTACAAGAGATTATAAGTATCAACACATATTCAAAATTATCAGCGAAACAAGTTTTAACAAATTATAGAAAAGCATAGTAGGAGAAATAGATGACTGAAAAACAAATTAATGTTATAAAAAGAAATGGGCGTGGACAAGAGCCTTTGAATATTGACAAGATACACGATATGGTAGAATATGCTTGTGAAGATATAAAAGGTGTTTCATCAAGTCAAGTTGAAATGAATAGTGGTTTACAATTTTATGATAATATTCCTACAGACCAAATACAACAGATTTTAATTAGGTCTGCTTCAGACTTAATCTCATTAGAATATCCAAACTATCAATATGTTGCAAGTAGACTTCTTCTTTATAGTTTAAGAAAAAGTATCAATGGTAAACTATGGGACCATCCTCATTTGTTTGCTCACACAAAGAAGTGTGTAAAGTTAGGTGTCTATGACGAAGACATTTTAGTACAATATGATGAAGGTGACTTTGATAGAATGAATACTATGATTGACCACGATAGAGATTATAATTTTACATATGCTGGATTAAGACAAGTTATGGATAAGTATCTTGTACAAGACAGAAGTAGTGGTACAATCTTTGAGACACCACAATTTATGTATATGATGATTGCGGCTACAATCTTTGCGAAGTATCCAAAAAACAAAAGATTATCATATATTAAAAAGTATTACAATGCTATCTCACAATTTAAGATAAACATTCCTACGCCTGTTATGGCGGGTGTTAGAACCCCTATGAAACAATATGCTAGTTGTGTACTTGTAGATGTTGCAGATAGTCTTCCTAGTATCTTTAGCAGTGATACAGCGATTGGTTATTACACAGCACAAAGAGCAGGTATAGGTATCAATGCAGGTCGTATTAGAGGTATCAATAGTAGAATTAGAGGTGGTGAAGTTGCACATACAGGTGTTGTTCCTTTCTTAAAGAAGTTTGAAGCAACCGTAAAATCTTGTACACAAAACGGTGTAAGAGGTGGTTGTGCTACGGTACACTTTCCTATCTGGCATAAAGAAATAGAAGACATTATTGTTCTAAAGAATAACAAAGGTAGTGAAGATAATAGAGTTAGAAAATTAGATTACTCAATTCAATTATCAAAACTATTTTACGAGAGATTTATTAATGATGAAGAAATGACATTATTTTCTCCACACGAAACACCAGGTCTTTATGACGCTTTCGGTACACCAGAGTTTGATGAGTTGTACAAGAAGTATGAGAAAGATACAAAGATTTTTAGAAAGAAAGTAAGTACACAAAAATTGTTTATGGACTTATTAAAAGAAAGAGCAGAAACAGGTCGTATGTACATTATGAATATTGACCACGCTAACTCTCACTCTTCTTTTAAAGACAAAGTTAATATGTCTAATCTATGCCAAGAAATTACATTACCTACAGACCCTATTGAACATATAGATGGTGATGGTGAAATCGCATTATGTATTTTAAGTGCAATCAATGTAGGACTATTAAAGAATTTAGATGAGTTAGAAAGTTTATGCGACTTATCAGTAAGAGCATTAGAAGAGATTATAGACCATCAGAAGTATCCAGTAAGAGCTGCTGAAATCTCTACAAAGGCACGAAGAAGTTTAGGTATTGGTTATATCGGACTTGCACACTATCTAGCGAAGAAAGGTTTTAATTATGACCAAAAGATGGCGTGGAAAGAAGTTGATAAACTAACAGAAAGTTTCCAATACTACCTGTTGAAAGCAAGTAATGAAATTGCAAAAGAAAAAACAAAGTGTGATTACTTTGACAGGACAAAATATTCAGATGGTATCTTACCTATTGATACTTACAAAAAAGAAGTTGATGAGATTGTAAATCGTAAACTCAGCTTTGATTGGGAAGCATTAAGAAAAGATATTATGCAATATGGGCTAAGACACAGCACTCTCTCCGCTCAAATGCCTTCTGAATCATCTAGCGTGGTTTCCAATGCTACAAACGGCATTGAACCACCTAGAGATTATCTATCAGTTAAGAAGAGTAAGAAAGGTACATTGAAACAAGTTGTACCTGACTATGCAAGACTAAAGAATAACTATACTTTATTATGGGATATGAAGAGTAATGAAGGTTATATAAATATCGTTGCAGTAATGCAGAAGTATTTTGACCAAGGTATATCAGGTAACTGGTCATACAATCCAGAACTTTTTGAAGAAAACCAAGTTCCTGTATCTACAATGGCACAAGACTTGTTAAATACATATAAGTATGGTTGGAAAACATCTTACTATCAAAACACTTATGACGGTAAGAAAGAAGATGAACCTATGCACCCTATGACTTATGATGAACAAATCGTAGGTAGTGTTAATCTTCAACCAGAGCAAAACAAGAATGTCTTACAAGACACACAAACAGAAGTTTCGGTTCCTGTCGTAGAAGATGACGGTGAATGTGAAGCTTGTAATATTTAAAGAATAAGAGGAAATAAAATTGAGCAATACGGTATTCAATAAAGGAAAATCAATAGACTACACTAAACAACCTATGTTTTTTGGTGAGGAACTACAGGTTCAAAGATACGATAATATGAAATATCCTATCTTTGATAAACTTACACAACAACAATTAGGTTTTTTCTGGAGACCTGAAGAAGTATCTTTGCAGAAAGACAGGTCTGATTGGTCAGCATTAAGACCAGAACAGAAGTTTATCTTTACATCTAATCTAAAATATCAAACTATGTTAGATAGTGTACAAGGTAGAGGTCCGTGTCTTGCGTTTTTACCTTTCGTATCATTACCAGAACTAGAAGGCTGTATTGTAACCTGGGACTTTATGGAAACAATTCATAGTAGAAGTTATACATACATTATTAAGAACTTGTATTCAGACCCAGCAGAAATATTTGATACTATTATAACAGATGAAAAGATTGAACGAAGAAGTAAATCAGTAACCAATGCCTATGATGACTTTATCACTACAGGTATGAAACATCAATTAGGTAATAAAGTTGATGAGTATGATTTAAAAGAAAAACTATGGAGAACACTTGTAACCGTAAACATATTAGAAGGTTTAAGATTTTATGTTTCTTTTGCTTGTAGTTTTGCATTTGGTGAACTAAAACTTATGGAAGGTAGTGCAAAGATTATCTCTTTTATTGCTAGAGACGAATCACAACACCTTGCCGTATCACAAAGAATTATTAATAACTATCGTGGTCCTGAAAACGATAAGGTTATGAATAAGGTTATAAAAAATAATGAAAAGTTTGTTGAACAAATGTACAAAGACGCAGTAGAAGAAGAGAAGCGTTGGGCAACATATCTATTCTCAAAAGGTTCTATGGTAGGACTTTCTGAAAAGTTATTACACAATTATGTAGAATGGACAGCAAACAAAAGAATGAAAGCAATTGGTATTAAACCAATCTATGAACAAGGTAATGCTAATCCTTTACCGTGGACTGAACATTGGTTTAACAGCAGAAGTTTACAAAACGCACCACAAGAGACAGAAATAGAAAGTTATGTTATCGGTGGTATCAAACAAGATGTTGAAAAAGACCAGTTTAAGAAATTTAAATTATAATGGAAAAAGCAAAATACGAATGTCCTCATTGCGAAGAGGAGTTTACAATATCGTGGAAAAATGACGAACTGGAACCAATAACTTGTCCGTTTTGTGGAGGCTCAATAGACGAACCTGAAGATGATGTTTTAACAGAGGATACCACAGATGACGAAGATAATTGGAATTGATTACTCATTAACTTGTCCTGCTGTATGTGTTGTTGATGAACGACCATTAGTAGACGACCCATTACAGAATTGTAAGTTTTACTACTTAACAACCGTTAAGAAATATGAAGGTGTATTTTTAGATGGTAAGATAGTAGGAAATCTTATGCCTGAATGGAATACTGAACAAGAACGACACGATAAAATTAGTGATTGGGTATTCAGTAAGAGTGTAGGACATACAATAAATCCTAGAGTGTTTATTGAAGATTACTCATTTGGTAGTAAAGGTAGAGTATTTAACCTTGCAGAAAATACTGGTTTATTAAAACATAAGTTATACAAGAAAGGTATCAAGTTTGATACCGTAGTGCCTAGCGTAGTAAAGAAACTTGCTACAGGTAAAGGAAACGCAGACAAAGAGAAAATGTACGATAAGTTTTACGAGGAAACAGGTGTAAATCTTATGGAACATTTAGACCAACAAACTCTCAAAAATCCTGTTACCGACATAGTAGATAGTTATTTTATAGTGAGGGGCGGCTATGACCAGTATATGGAAAAAGATAAAAAATAAAGACAGGTGGATAGGACTTGCAATCGCAGTTTCTTCCGTATTCATCTTATCAGAAGCAAATGTAGACACACAATGGCTAGGTTGGTTTTTATCAATTATAGCGTGTATGATGTGGGTCTGGTTTGGATATAGAGATAAAGATTATCCTAGAGCATTGATGGAATTGATGTATTTACTACTATCTATGAGAGCAATGTACAACTGGCTTATCTAAAAAGTCAGTAAAATCAACAAAAAAACTTCAAAAATAACCAAAAAAGTGCTTGACATACTATTAAAAGTATGGTATTATGTATATATGATGAAAAAACACACTATACAAAACACACTAAAATGGTTAGGAACCTTCACTTTGATACTTGGAACAGGTATTAATTCACTTGGAATATACCCTTTAGGCCCTCTAGTAATGGTGCTAGGAGGGTTGATATGGTGTATCGTAGGTATTATGTGGAAAGAACTATCCTTAATAATCACAAATTTGACACTTTCTATCGTTTCAATCGTTGGAATATGTTATAAATTAGGGTATTTATTTTAATAATATGCTCGTTTTTTGCTTGACAATGATTGCGAAATGATGTATTATATGAGTATGAATAAGACAAAAGAACAATTAAATAACAAAGGAGAACCACACTATGAGTAAAGTAATGCAATACTATTGGGACGAAGCTGAAAAAGCAGTAGACAAACTTTTAGAGAAATATACTAAAGGTGATATTGACTACAACAAATGTAAATCTGAAATCTTAAAAACAGATGGTATTGACTTGATGTCAATTGATGAGTACAATGTTGATGAAGTAATAGAAACTGCTGAAAACAATTCAGGTTTATTCGCTTAATGAAAAATTATAAAGATAAAAAAAGAAATAAATTTGAGAGAAAACTAGACGAATACAATCACACTATGGAATTTATTAGAACTATCATACCGATTGCAATTTTAGTTTTACAAGTAATAATCTTGGTGAGGTTGACTTAATGATTACTAGTTTTTTTATAATGATGTTTACAATGATGACTATAATAATACTATTGAGAAAGGTACTATCATAATGATGACAAAAGGTTCTAGTTTAAATTTAGTTTACGGTATTGAATACTATGATGAAGAAGATATGGAATACTTCCACATCTATCACACTATCTTTAGAAATGTTCCTTTAAGTCAGTTGAATAGACTAAACGACAAAGAATTTCAAAAAAGAATTAAAACCTATTGCGACAAACACTATACAGAAAGTGCTGTAAACGCTACAGGTAGTAGTAAAGTTGAAATGATACACGGCGACAAGTATTATGAAACTTACGAAGATGTATTTGGTGAAGATGTTGTTATAGATAAAGACAACGCTTTATTTAACGATTATGGTCAACTATGGAATGGTAGACAATTCTTTAAATACGATTTTGCACCAATGTTAACACAACAATATGAACACAAACATTTGAATAAACTAGTAGGAGGATATAAGAATGATAATTAATGTAGGAGATACAATTTTAGGTAATCACGGAAGAACTGGCGAGATAATTAATATCGGTATCGCAACAGAAAAAACTGATATTGCGGCTGAGAACGACACAAGTTTGAATGCCCAAACATATGATACAGATTTAAACTATACAGGTGCTGTTACCTATTCAGGAGAGACAGGAACACACTGGTGTTATTTTAGTCAGATTGAAGACAACCTGACCGAGAAGAATAAGAGTGATATAGATATTAGTATCAATTTAGAAAACGATAGCAAAGAGGGTAAGTAGAAAAAATGATTGATGTAATGACGGTCATTGAAGAACTAAAAGAAATCAAAGACCAACTTCAAAGTGGCAATGTACCAATGGCCATTAAGAAGGTTGATGAAGGTATTGCATATAGAGAAAAAGAAGTCGCAGACTTTGAAGCTGAATATGCACCAAAAGACACTAACAAAATGCCATTAGGAGATTTAGCAAATGATCCTTTTGACGATATAAGATAAGGAGACAATATGCAAGACGCTATGTTTACAATCATATTACTTTCTATTGTAGGAGGCGGTATGGTTTATATGCTCATTGAGTTATCATCTTGTAGAAAGATATGTAATAACTTAATGAAGAATATTAAGAGTTATATTAGAAAATCTGAAAAGAATAGTCAGATGGAATTACCTCTTAAATTTAAAAAGAAACAGCAAGTACATTACTTGACTGGAAAAAGAAAGAAGAAGAAAAGTGCAAAAAAGTAGTAAAATCCCAATGAGCAATCATACACGGGACTATCCCAAACCCTCTACAGCGCCCTCTAGGCCCCTCGTTTTTCCTAAAAATAGTGTAAAATGTGGGTTTATTGGCAGCTTGACAACTAATCAGGTTTGTGATACTATTATATCAATTAATGAAAATGGGAGGACTTAATTATGTTTACATACACAAAAGAAATGATGTTTAGTGAATTTAAGACGGCGACAATCAAAGACCAAAAAGGTAAGAAAGAGAAATACGACAATCGTATTGCTTTCTTAAAAGAAATGAAATCATTGAAGAAAGAACATCCTTCTTCTATGAGAAATATAGGTATCAAACAAACACAATTTGATAATTTGATACTTGCATATCAGGCACCTAATCCTAGAGACCACTTCTATTTAAAAGTGTTTGGTAAAACTTATGCAGAACAAAAAGCATTTGAGAGTAAACAATATGGCAAAGACAAAAGCGACTTACTTAACTAAAGATATGCGAAACCAGATAGCAAGAACAAAACATTTGAAATGGTTGAAGTCTATCGGAGTTAAGTTAGATAGTCAAGGTAGAGTGATTAACGAGTTTAAAGGTTATCCTTTTCCTGACTATTCAGTAAGACCTTCAATACCTTGTAGTAATAATATTATTGCAGGTGCTACGAAGAGAGAGGTATTGAAACCTAAATTACCTGCAGGAAAAACAATTAGTATTGCATACAACAAAGGTAACTACCAAGTTGTAGACATTGCTGATATTAAAACAATGGGAAGGAAAGTATGAACAAGATACTTATATTATGCGTAATCGTATTTGGCATATCAAGTGCCAATGCGAATGAGACAAAGACTATAACACCACAAGAGTTTGGTAATGCAGTAGTTGAAATGCCAGGCAAAGTAGTCGTTTTCTTAACTAACGAAGTTGAGAAGACAAAAGAATATCAAGCTGAAAGTTGGGCAAATGCAAAACAGCAAACTGCTCAAAATTGGGCACAACTTAAATCGTTGTTTGGAGTTAAGTAGTCAGATGGATTTTCATCTAACTTCTGCCAATGACGGCACTTTCTTAATCAGACCTATAACAGCGAGAGCTGAGGTCTGGTGGAAAGATAATGATATGAGAAAAAAATATGTAGTTGATAATACGGCACAAGACTTCTGTATTATTGATAGTAAAAACCAAAGAAAGGTATGTGATGAAATTAGAAAAAATAATTTTGATTTTAGTAATTAGTTTTACACTTGGTGCCTGTAGTACAAAACACCAAGATGTGAACAACACTAAAGGATTTAATTTTAACAGAAGTCATTTAGGTGCAGTAGTCGGTGGTACTACAGGTGCTATGACTTGTGTAGAACTTTTATCACAAGACCCTTATGTGGCGGCTGCGTGTGCTGTAGTAGGTGCATTTGCCGGTGCTGAATTACTATATGATAGTGATTATGATTTACACAATGCAGTATTTGTAGACCATTTAAACAATGGTCCTGGTAGTGCAAGTTATAGTAATTGGTTAAATAGTAAAACAGGTAGTAATGGTACTATAAAGATTAACAGAAGTTATGCACAAGGTCCTATTATCTGTAAAGAGTACGAAAGTAGTTTTAATATTAAGAACTCTTGGCCTGTTGTTGGTATCGCAAACAATGATATTGATACAAGGTTTGGAGTTGTATGCCAAATGCCTGATGGTAGATGGGTGGAGAAACGATAATGGCAAAGCAAGTTTATTCTTCACACGACTGGAGAAAAAATACAGATGACGCCGT